GTCACCCCAGCCGAGAGACATGGCTTACCTTTTAGGTTGTGGACAAGCGCAGCAAAGCGGTTGTTGTGGTGTTGGAAGGCATGGTCAGTGTGAACGTACCAGCCGTAATGGTCTGTGAACCAAATGTATGTACAGAAACAGCTTTGTCAGACTGACTGCTGTTATAGATCAACACAGCATCAAACGCTGTGCTCAAAGTCACAGTCGTGTAAGTAATAGACGCTGAAGGTGTCCAGTAAGCCACGCCAGCAGTCGCTGAGCTGTTTGTGGCAATTGGAGCCGTAGCGTTGGTCACCGTCACGCCGCCAGCGGTATAGCCTGTACCAGTAACTTCACCGGTAGAAGAGTACGCTGTAGTAGCTGCGTTAATAGTGGCTGAAGTCAGATACAACGCCGCTTTGAATGTGTCGGCAGTAGTAGCCGCACGGATTGGTGCAGTGCCAAAGTTATGGGTAGCCGTCATGAGTTCGCCCATGAACGAAGTGCACATTGATTGAGTGTTAGCGATGATAGTTCCTTTCGTGGGCTTTGCCCATCTTACGTTTGCTTTTTATGCAATTGATGCGGCTTCAGCAGCCATATAAGTTAATGGTTTCTTTAAAGTCACATGGACTGATCGGTGAACCAATTCACCATCAAGCCAATACTCCACCCAAGTGGTGTTTTCGTTGTCATTATCTACGACCCCTTCTTTTTTCTCAAGAAGAGAATCATCCATTTCGCCTTTGGTAGTAGTAACGATCAATTTGAACTCCTGATTAAAGCTGCCGTCGCAGTGTTGGCAGGCATTGTGATTGTAAAGTTGGTAGATGTTTTGTCTGAACCAAAGTCCAGCACGGCAATAGATTTATTACCCCGAGTCACGTTGTAAATCAAAGCGCAACGAGAAGTCACTGAGGCGTTAAACACAACGTTGTTGAAGTTAATGTAAGCCGTATAGCCGTCAGAGTTAAGCGTCACCCCAGTTAGAGTGACACCGCCCGCTACATAACCACCGCCAGTCACTTCATTGGTTGTGGAGTACACGGTTGTGGCAGCGTTTAAATCTGCGTTTGCTGTGTACAGCGCAATCTTGAGCGTGTCCGTAAGCATGTTGTGAACAGCTTGGTACAACTCCGTTTTGAAGCTGGTGGTTTGGGTTTGGACAATTGAACTCATGCGACAGGAACCCTAACTTGTCCATCCCGGTAGGCATCGCCACGTTGCTTGCCATCACCAAGGTTTTTATACAGAGCAATTGCTTGTGTGTAACGTTCTTGAGCAAGGCCAATCATATCTGCCTCGCCCTTCATGTAAACAAGAGCTTCGCAGATTGTGCCGTACAAAAGTACAGAATCAAAGTTATCACCCAGCCAAGTAGTGCCAGCAGTGACGATGGACTCTGGGTAGTAGTAATAATGCAGCTCTGCAACGTAAGTTGCATTGGGTGTTGGGCCAACAATAAACGACAGCTCATTTGTAACTACACCGCCAGTGACCGTGGGGCCGAACAGTGCGTAGTGCTTAGGCTCAGATACATAAGATGACAGAGGATAAGCAGAACGGATAAAGTTCACATCCTTGTTCAGCAGATACAAGTAGTCGCCTTGGAAGGTCACTGAGTTTGCAATCGTTGTAGCGTTGTTTTCAGTCAAGTAGATCGTGGTTCCGCTGATACTTCTTACTTGCGCATTAGTGCCAATACCTGAACCTGTAACTTGCTGACCCACCGCAATACCTGTCGTAGATGCCACCACAATTGACTTCGCCCCAGCAACGCCGGTAGCAGTCGTTGTGTTCTGTGGATATACCGCAAGGCTATATACAGAGAGAAAATCCTCTGGGGCAGACAAGTATTTGTTTGTTGAGGTAATTGTGCCTGTCACGTTCTTCCGCAAGTTGGCTGGCTGCGCAGTGTTATAGATGCGCTGCTCCGCCTGACGTATGAACGTATTCATATTGTCAGTTGGGAAAGAGTTCTCGCAGTAATCGCTTACCTGCGTGACAAGCTCGGTGTAGTTCATGCCATCGGGCCTCTTGCCATCACGCCTTTAGTAGCTGCGCCAGTACCGCGAACTTTAATGCCGCTAGTCTTAGTTGGTTTTTCACCAGCAGACTTGCTAACAGCACCAACGCTCATGTCGTATGTATCTAGCTTGCTACGATTAGGTTCTTTGCCGGGATTGGTAGAAGCTTTAACAACTTTACCAGTCATGGTGTGTGGTACGGCATAGACGGAGGCATCGCCAACTTCTTTGCCCATTATCTTTTTGCTGAATTTAGCCATGATTAGCCTCGCTTTTGGTTGTTTGCGCGGGCCATGTTGCGACCAACTGCACGCATAGCTTCACCAGTTACGCCTTTAGTCTTTTTACCGCCATGCGTCATTTTAGCAATAGGGCCGCTATCGCCGTAGTTTTTGCCTTCGGTCTTACCTTTTTTAGCAATGCCGTCTGCTGATCGTGTGAATGCCATAATTAACTCCTTAAGATATTGATACTGTACCAACAAATGTCGTTGCCACCAAGTAGTTTGGTGTGAGTCCTACATCATTTAAACTGCCACCGCCAACTGGATACCATCCCCACTGAATGTCCCGTGAACCGCCCGATGGGTTTCCGTTTACGTTTACACCAGAAGTTACGTAGGTTGTATCTTTACGGGGATTACGCAAAGCCTGCGGGTCTTCCACCGGGAATGTTCCTAGCATCAACTGCGGTTGGTCTGGATCCCAGCATTCTGGGCAAACCAGCAGCTCGTACTTACGCTGCTTAATGATCTCGGTCTTGAGATACTTAAGTTTAAACTGCTGGCCGCAGCGATCACATTCAGCAATCGCTTTCTTGCCGGATGCAAATCTATTTCCCATTATGTATTACCAATATACATCTGACGGGGGACAAACCTTGCCGGGGCTTTCTCACGGTCTTCACCGGCAGCAATCTCAAATGTTTCGTCATACATCTGCTTGAGCATCTGTATGCGAGGCATTAACTCAGGCACTTTAACTGCGATGTGATAAGCCAACCCAGCCACCAAACAGGGCAGGAAGCGGAAGTTCATGTCTGCTGTCTCAATACCAGCACCAGCATCCTGCACCCTGCGCAGTCTCCAGTACACGAATTGATAGGGTGTAGAGTTATCTGGCGTAGGCCATACAGTCACTGCCGGAAGCTGAGGCACAAAGATAGCATCGCCATCGCTATGGGCTGCTGCGGTTGTATTGTTCTGTCCACGGAACACGCCACCAAGCACGTTGCCTGATACGTATGTGTAGTAAATGTCTTCAGTACCAATACGGATAAAGCCTGAACCGGCCAAACCAACAATGGTGCTTAGCGTAATTGTTGTATCTGTAGAACTTATTGCCCCAACCAGAACTGAATTTGTCGGGTTGGTTTCTCCAGACAAACGCTGAATCCAAACCTGAATTGGGCGAGCTTGCTGAAGTTTATTTGGAATGGTGGCGTAAGTAGAAACACTAATACGCGAGATTGTCAGGTCTGCCTGAGTAGAAGCTGTGTTTGAGCCTGTACGGATTACCTGCTCCAACAAATCAATGGTGTCTTTAGGCAATGCATAGGTGTTTAAACCCGGGATTAAGTTAATAAACCCCTGCTCCATTGTCCACATGTTGATACCTTTAGACTGCCACTCGATAGTCATTAGGTTCATGGAGCGACGGGCGGTTCTGAGGTCATAGCCTGAACGCATTTCACGACCGGCTCGCTCCCACGCTTCCTCGGCAATCTCCGTGAAGTCCATGTTGAATAGGGTTGAGCCAGTTGTGGTCATCTAAATCCTGCCGTTTTCTTTGCAATCGTTTTAGGTTGGGCTACAAACTGTTTGCCAGCGGCTTTACCAGCACGTTTGGCTTTAGTCGTAGCCGCATACTCTTTTGGGGATAAAGATTTAATTGCTGCTTCAGGCAAATATCGCTCACCCGTCTTGCTTGACGGTTTACCAGACTTAGTGCGCCACTTCTGGTCGCCCCAGTCTTTGAGCGATTTCTGAGGAGCTTTCAATCTCTGTACCCTCCACCAGCTTTCTTATACTTCTTAGCAACAAGCTGCGCTTTACGGGCTGACCATTGGCCCGCTCCAGTGCCCTGAGTTGCTGCGGCCTTTACTTGGGCCACAATCCGCTTACGTAGATCAGGCTTGGTGTAATTACCGGCAGCATTGACTTTACCACCTTCAGCATACTGCGTGAAGTCAGTGTCGTCACGGCGAGCTTTACGCACACCTTTGGGCATTTTACTAGGGGACATTGCCCCCATTCCACGGCTTGCCATCATTCTTTGCCTGCCACTTTCTTTGCTGCCGAATCCACTGTTTCACCTTGATTTACAAGATTAACAATTTTGTTAAGGATTCTTTCATCCAAATCGTTTAAACCGTAGCGTTTGGCTGCATCTACAAATTCGTCACCATTAATGAAAGCAGCAGGAAGTTTCCCGCCGCCAGCGTAACGTGACTTCTTTATGCCATTTGGCATTTTAGATTTTGCAATAGCTCCCATGCCACGGCTTGTCATCATTTTGCTTTACCTTTAGCTTTCTTGGCTAAAAACAATTTGTCAACCATCTCTATCCGCTGCGGCTTAGTTGTGACTTTATTAATAATACCCAAACGCTTGGGTTTGCTTGCTCCATAGAAGCCAGCCTTCTTTAAAGACTTAACTACGCTAACTGCGGGTTTTAAGGTTGCCATGTCAGCACTTACCACCGTTACGCATTGCAATCATTGTGCCCTTAGTCTTGCCTTTAGTTGCAATACCGTCAGCACGTTTTGACGCAGAAGAAACCTTGCCGCCACTAGCGTAACCCATATCGCTAATCTTTTTTCTGGCAGCCGCATCTTTAGCGTCTTGCCTAGCTTCTTCAATGGCATCAAAGTTAGCAGGCTTTGGAATACCGCGTGATTCACGCTTCATTTCAGATTGAGCTTCACGCGCAGCTTTTCTAGATGGCATCATGTCCATCATTTCATTTAATTTTTCACGAATGCTCATGGTATTTCCTTAGCAGTATCTTCCGCCTTTAGCCATCTTAATCATTGTGCCTTTGGTTTTACCCTTGGAGACAACGCCATCAGGTGTCTTGCCAGTCTTTACAGCGCCCATCTTAGATGGAGCCATGCCGCCTTTAGCCAGCTTGGTCATAGGCTGACCTTTATGCAAACGGCCTTCGTGTTTGTTCACGGCCTTCTGCATCATCTTCTTGTCCATTTTCACGTCTTCGTGTTTCATATCACCACCTTTAGAAAATTTACGGCCTTTATCGGCCATGGAAAAATCTTTTCCCACGGACTGTGGGACGCCTGATTTCTTGGCAAACGCTGGATTGTGAGCCACCGCTTCCATGAAATTGTGTTGTTTTTTACTAACTGAGGGCACTGCGATGCTCCTTCATAAAGTCGTCTATCTTGCTTTCAAGGCGATCAAGACGAGCTAATACGCGGTTAATGTCGTTATGGACATCAGCTTTGGTCACAAACTTTTCAGCGTTCTCTTCACGAGTTTTGCTCAAAAGAATGCTCAAGCGCTTCACTTCGTCGTGAGACACCTTTACCCAGAACACCAGCAGTGCTGATGCAAAGGACAAAACAACATTCCAGACCATCAAGTCCATTACAACATCCGTCCTTTGGTCTTACCACGCTGGGCAATACCATCTGCACGTTTAGAAGCTGAGCTAGCTTTACCACCCTTTGAAAACTTCTTTTCAAATCTAAGGCCGTAACCTTGGCCAACTTTTGCGGGTGAAATTTTTCCGCCAAACGCATCAACTGATAGCGCATCCTTGAGGTTAAACTTTTTATCCTGAAAGTTTAATCTATCACTCGACGATGGAGTTGGTTGTGGTTGTGGTGAAGGTGCGGGCTGATTTAGGTCAAACATATTTTCTCCTTAACATTTCCAAGCTCTAAGTGATTTGTTTATGCGTGAGTCTGGGTCTTTGGCGGTTTTGGCGGATGTCAACTTCTTTTTCATCCCTTCCATCCTCGCACAAAAAGAGTCGCGCCGGGAGCCGCCTTCTGGCTGGGGAGGCTTCAAGTTCATGCCTTGCTTTTTCGCGGAAGCCCGTCCCTTGGCATTTAAGCCACCCTTCGGATTCTTGCCTTCTTTTCTCTGCCATGCTGGTGTCTTAGCCATTTGCTACTTTCAGTTTGGTCTTACGGATAGCTTCCAGTAGAGGCATTACTACCTCTTCACGGAAGTTGTTCTCAAACGTATCTGTGCCAACGTGTGGAAGACTGATGTCTACGTCTGCATAAATCTTAAAACCGTGCTCCGCAGCTCGGTCGCAGAACAGATAGTCTTCACCAAGGTAGTGACCGTCTTTGATTTCAAAATCAAACACACTACACACTTGCTCACCCTTGAAGTCGTAGAACCACTCGGGGTGTGCAACAACCATTGTCTCTAACACATGGCGTTGAATCAACATAAAGCCTGTACCAACGCGCTTTAAACGCATCAATGAACCATCAAACTCTAGATCTTCATTCTCATCAAAGTACAGATCGGCAAAGAAGTTTCTATCCTTAGATCTGCGTGGGTACATACCAGCGGTAATGTCTTTGCCCCCACTTTGCGCCATCAAACGCAGGATGTCATCTGCCGTAGCAATCACGTCAGAATCAATAAACAGCAGCTCTGTAGCGTCGGACTTGAGGAACTCATGCACCAATTGGTTTCTAGCCATAGTGATGATTGAGCACCCAGACACATCGCCCATATTAACGGCAACACCAAACTGCATAGCCTTGGGCATTAACGCCGCAATGTTGTATGCGAGTTTGATATTGATCTTGCCGTCATACGCTGGGATAGCTATGAATAGCTTACGCCCAGCCAGAACTGCTTGTTTTGCTTCAGCCATAGTAAATCTGCGCTGCGTCAATTGCGCTCATGTAGGCATAAATTCCATTTACTGCCAACACACCTTCACCGGGAATAAGTGGAGCATTTTGGAACTCGTCTGATGAGTGCGTTTCGTAAGTGAGTAACCAACGATTTGCACCGCTGACATAGATCGCCGCTGGAGTACCTGTAATATTTCCAGTATTGATGTCCGTAAGCGTAAACGTATCAGCGCCTGTCCTAGTAATTGTGTAGTTACCATCTGTGGCAGCTCCGCCTGAACCAGCATCAAAGTGAATACCAACAACAGCGCCTGTAGACAAGCCGTGAGCAGTTTTAGTCACAGTAACTAATGTGCCGGTACGAGCGTAAGATACGCTTGAAGTGACTGGGGCTGTGGTTGAATCAAACAAAACCAAGGTTCCGCTACCACCATAAAAAGAAACGCCTTTTACGCGATTTCGCCCAAGTACAAAAAAACCGCTTTGGTTTAAATGCGCTTGCTTAACGTCGGTTTGCATACCCATAATTAATCTCCTTTAAAACGGGGGCCGAAGCCCCCTAGATCAATTAATCGTTTTGCTGGCCGAGCAATGGATCAGCAACAAAGTACAGAATCGTACCAGTGATAGTGCCGCCTGTAGGAGCATCGCCAGAAGTACCGCCGCCGGTGATAGTCACCAACTTGGTTGCAGACATTGTTGTGCCCATGTTAGCGCCAGCAGTAGCAGAAGCTTGGTTAATCACCAACTTGCCAGTGGTAGCAACAGCAGCAGAGATCAAGCCTGTGTTTGTAGCGGTAGAAGTGCCGTACAAAGTAAAGCCCATGTCAAAGGTGGGAGTTGAACCACCAGTGGCAGCGCAAACTGCTTGGATCTCAACAACGATAGCACCAGCAGGTAAAACAACTGCGGGAGCATTAGTGGCTGAAGAAACTTTAGCGGATGTACCAGCAGCTGATGCGCCGGAAATGTAAAACTGGGCAGCCATTAAGCCGGAACCGCAGTAAGCTGTGCGAGTCTGGTCTCCGCCGCCGGAGCGCCAAATACTCTGTGTGGTTGATAATGCCATGATAAATTGTCCTTACATACAAGATCAGCGCATCAATCGGTATGTCGTCTGCCGGGTCAGTTTGATGCACCGGGTTTCCCGGGCTAATGTGTTTATACCACTACGTTTAAACCAATGCAACAAAAAAGGGAGCCGAAGCTCCCCTTTTTTTTGAGACCAATTAGGCTCCGGGTGAACCGAAGATGCCCAAAGGATCAGACACGCCGAAGCTGTAACGCTCACGGGCTTTGTAACGAACGTTACCTGTGTCAAAGTCACCGTCCATGCCGGTAGACATGGGGGTACGCACGAAGTGCTTCAAGCCGTTAGGCACGTCTGTCAACAGGAACCAAGCATTGGTGTCTGTTAAGAAGTGGTTAACGCAGTAGCCATCAGGAATAGAACCGTTGTTCTTCAATGCGTTGATGTCATTGTCGTTAGTACCAACGCGCAACTCGGTCTCGAGCAAGCGGGTAGCAACGAACATCAATGAAGGAGGAACAACCAACTTCTT